GGAAGTTTTTCGGGGGTCGCTTTGAAGGATGGGGCTACCTACAATACAATTGTAGGATATTCTGCGGGCGCTAACGTCACAACCGGAACTACCAACACCATCCTCGGGTCGTTCGCGGGTCAACGGCTCGCCACCGGGACTTACAACACGTATATAGGATATAGTGCAGGACAGCGTGGAACGCAGAATACCGTGGTGGGCAGTTTGTCTGGGATTGGATTTGAAGAAACTGCTATGAACAACACACTCGTGGGGTATGCTACGGCAACCAATCTCACCTCCGGTACGAAAAACACCATCCTCGGGTCGGTCGCGGGCCGAGAGCTTACCACCGGGAACCTAAACACGTACATAGGATATAACGCAGGACAACAAGGGACGCAAAACACCGTGGTGGGCAGTTTTTCGGGAACATCTACGACATCAGATTCTAGCAACAATACCATGGTAGGGTATTCCGCGGGAGCTAATGTCACTACCGGTGTTAATAATACTCTTATCGGGGCATTTTCCTCGCCCGAACTAACCACCGGAAACCTTAACACGATAATCGGGTATTTGGCAGGTCGACTTGGGTTTAATAATACGGTTATTGGGTCGTATGCGGGAAGTGCTTTAGAATCAACGGGGACAGACAACACGTTTATAGGTATCTACACTGGGAATACTGTTAGAACGGGAAATTCAAACACTCTCATCGGAAAGTCCGCTGGCGATGGCCTCGTAGGGGGGATTCAGAACACATTCGTGGGCGCCGAGTCTGGGGGGCAGGGGAGTTTTAACGTCGCGGTTGGATTTCGGGCAGGGAACTCCACGACGAATGGGGGGACGTATAATTCGTGTGTAGGCTTCGGCGCAGGACAAAATATAACTTCTGGGTTCAGTAACACGTGTATCGGTTCTTCCGCTGGCAACGGTATAACTACTGGCGATGTCAATGTGTGTATAGGGGCCGGAAGTGGGCAGAAAATTGGGGACGCGAATTTCAACGTATGTATCGGGGTTGATAGCGGTAACAACATGTCATCTGCTCGAAACACATGCATCGGTCCTTATGCTGGATCAGGGATAACGACGGGGCGGAACAATACGTGCGTGGGGACAAGTGCGGGGGGGTCAGGTATCAATACCAGCGAGTATAATATTTGCATAGGCCCAAACAGCGGAAACACTCTCGTCGCTGGAAGTACAAACGTGTTCATTGGCTCGGATGCATCCGCGAACGGAGCTACTAATGTCTGCATTGGTTCTAGGGCCGGCTTGGGTTCCAACGGAGACAGAAACATATTCATAGGCTCTAACACGGGCTCTGGTGCAAATGGGAACACATCGGGCGATCAAAACATATGCATAGGTTCTACGGTGGGAGCTGGTACCGGGACCAGTTGTCTGTTCATTGGAGAAACTTCTTATCTTGGCTCGGGTGTTACCAACGCGGCCAATGCTTCGCGGGCTTACGGCATTGGGTATGACGTGATCATCGGGAACGATTCGACAAGTTCTTCCGCGGCTGTATCAAATGCATATGCGTTTGGTTCCAATATAACCTTGGTTTCGGGGGTTACAAGCGTTACAGCCATTGGTACGAGCTTGACTGTGAACGGGCATACCGGTCTGACAGTTGTTGGACAAAATAGTACGCTAACTTCAAGAAACAACCAGACAGTGATGGCAAACAACAATCAATTTTTGTCACTCGACGCGAGTGGCAACATTACAATCACAGGAGCTAGTGCATTTAAACCAGGGGGCGGTTCATGGACGGCAACTTCTGACTATCGTCTCAAGGGTAACATCACCCTAGCAAACTCAGTTTGGTGCGAAGACCTCGTTCGCTCGTTGCCTTTGAAGAGATTTACATGGAACGATATTGTCCCCACTGGAGGGGACAAGAACCAGATAGGTTTTATCGCCCAAGACGTAGAAAAATTCATGCCAAAATCCGTAGTCACGCAAGACATGTTCGGTCTAGATGATTGCAAACTCCTAGATACTTCGCAGATACACTTTGCCATGTACGGCGCCCTGCAGCGTTGCATTCAGAGAATTGACGATTTAGAGGCAAAGCTTGCCGCGCTTACGGCCGTTTCAGAGTCCTGATAGCCTTGAACTCCTCTTCGGTTAGAACGGTTTCGCCTTTCATAAACATAATATCGTATGACACGTGCTGTCCCTTTGCAATTTTCGCATACACCATCTTGACCTCGTCCGCGAATTTCTCATACTCGTCGTTCGCTTTCTTTACCCCTGGACCGCCAACGGTGATATTTAGACCGCCGTAGCTCACCAGCGTCTTTTCGATGGCGATGGCCACCTTTTCTAGCGCATCTATGTTGTGCGCCCCGGTCACCGCGAGCGTCTCTACGCGAAACGGGGTTTTTCTGCGCATTTCTTCTAGCACCTTGGTGCACTTGGACGAATTGCGCGCGTGCTCCCTTGCGCGCTCCTCGGGGAGTTTCTTCGTCTGTCCTACGTACGACTTTCCGTTCGCAAACGATATTTTGTACAGCCGGTGGAGCTGACATGACTCGCCCGAAGACCGTATGACCCGGTTCATGGCGTTGGCGGCGGCTGTGCGAACTACCGACATATTTACTTGTGATACAATTTACGTGTATATATGCGAAAGAGGTTGTTGTCATTTGACCCAGAGAATTAAAAAATGTTTCTGTATTGTATACAACGATGAATGCGCTTCTGATTCTGGCCCTCGCCGTCGTCGTCGTCGTCGCCGCCTGGTGGTTCTTTGCGGGAAAGAAAGAGAAGTTCACGATGGCCCTGTACAGGCCCACTTACAAGTACGACATCCCCGAAACTACTTGGGACCCCGCGGATATACTGACTGCCGTGCTTCCGACCGGCAAAGACAAACCCCCAAAACTCGCCGTTGAACTCGGAGATTACAGAAGGTTCCAGCGAGTGTAAAAGTTTGCCAGGTGGCAAAAAATAAATATTTTATAGTATATATGTCGTCACATGAATCGTTAGAACTTTCCCCGGGCTTCTTCGACCCGCGGTTCGCCGTGTCGGACGAAGAAGATGAACCAATCGTGCCACTGCTCGTAGACGTCGAAAACTCTGATAAGGACAACGTGATTTACAATGGCGATACCGATGAAAACGACCAAAACAATTTTGTGGAGGATATTGTGGTGTTCATGTTCACGGCGCAGAAGAAGGGCTGCGGCTGCTCCGAAGGATGGAAGAGGACCACAACCTACTAGCCAGTTCGTGGTCTACACCGATCATAAGTAGCTTTATTATGGCTCTGATACGTTGCCTCTGCCTCTTGTTTCCATCTGTGTTGTAGCGTTTGTATATAGTCCCCGCTGTACCCCGGGGCGGCTGGAAATTTGCCCGGGCCATCAAATATCGTGGTACTTGACGAATTTGGAACTACCCTGTATGTCAAGGCGCACAGGAAGCTGTTGTCCACCCCGTTCGTCTCGTACAAAGACCCGTCAGGGCGTTCTAGTCTGAACGTCAGTTTTTGGAGCTTGCCAATGGGGAAGAAACTCCTGGCGGGCACCGAACTGAAGCTGTACCTTTCTTGCGAGTACCCGTATCCGATGAGGTTTACTATCCCCACACCGGCCGTCGATGGTTCGCCCACCCTGTCCCTGTAAATCATCTGTTCGAGCTCCTTGCACCGTATCTTGATGTACCTAGCGCCGCGGATGTTCACGATTCCGGGCGAAGTCAAGTTATATCCCATGGCACCGGCGACTACCGTCGTCGCAAAGTATTGCCCTGGGTTTACCACGTTTCCGTTCACCGTCATGTAAGCCCCGGGGGAAGGGGGCAGGTTCGGCGAATGGAACCATAGCGAGGTGCAGTTGCTCGCCGTGGTCGAAGTTGCCGATGTAAACTGCACGTAGTACGACTCCCCCTGGACGAAATTCGATGTCACGGCGAGAGTGTTGGAAACTGCAGGGGTAAGCTCCGAGTCTATGCTAGTTATGGTACCCGTTGCTATCGGCGTATTATTCCCGGCGTACCCTATTTGTACGTTAAGGGCGAACCCCCCGAAGGGAGCGGTGGCGAGGTCAGAGAAATACCCCGTCACGGTCGTTGGTGTCCCGGCGCTTGCCGCGGTAAAATACTGGCGCAGAACCTGACCGGTATAGATGGGGTAGAAGCTCGTGGCGTCGCCGGGGGGGAAGACGCCCACGAACTCGTTTATAGTTGGCGCGCCAGGGACTGCTTTCTGGACCGCGAGGAACACGTTGTCAGCGCCGTTGGGATAGTTAACGGTATACCCCGGGACGGTAGAGTAGTACCTAGTAGACGCAGCCTGTTTCACGTTTACAGGGTCCCCAAAACCTATAGTGGAGTTTATGCTCCCGTTCAAAAGCGTGAACGGAGCGGAACCTGTCAGGTTTATCTTGTTCGAAATCTCACTGGGGTTGGTCGTGGGGGCCGCTAGCAACACCGTGGTGTCGCCGAACGCGTTTGCGACGGCGGTGAGCTGCGAGTTTATTTCGTCAACCAATTGGCTGAGATTGTAGTCCCCCGGAGTAATGTTGGCAGTCCGTATCTGAGTCAAGTCGCTCTGCCACGTCCTGATACCACTCGGCTGCCCTATGGCATACACGAGCTGGTTTTCAGAGCTGTCGACGAGGTAATCCGTGCGCGGGATGTTGACATTGAGAATCTCGAACTTGGTCACGTTTCTAAACTGGGCGTTGAAAGAGACCTCGTATTCCGCGGCAGACGGAAACGCTTCCCTGTCGCGCTTCGAAGAATCGGCGAGGAAGATGTACGTCTCATCGCGGCCTTTTTCGAGAATAGTCTGAACATCGTCCATTTACAAATGCCAATACTAAAAATTTGGAAATATTACGCCGCGGTTGTAAAAAATATTTGGTAAATGTATAGCACGATGATTGCAGACGTCCTAAACAAAACTCCCGGGCTTTTTTTCACGCTCATGCTCATCGCGTTCGTCATAGGGACGATGATAGACAGCATCCTAGACGCGAGGAAAGCAAACTCCACCCCCGCGACACCCCCCGCAACACCTAAATAAAAATATTTTACACTTATATACACGATGAAGTTCATCCCAGACCACCCCCTCGTATTCGTGGCGCTACTCGTCGTTATATTCCTAGCCGGCCTCTTCTTCGGGAAGATTTTTAAAACGTCCTCGCCGCCCAAGAAGGAAAAGTTTGACGACGCCTACTACGGCCTCCCCTCCACCGTGAAGGAATTCGCAGACAGCCCTAAGGTTCTGCCCCCCGTACCACAAAACAAAGGAGTGTCAAGCCACGACGAATATTGTGCCAAGTTTAACTGCTAAACAAGCACGTAAGTATTTATACGATATGATATACAGATTCCGAGCACCCTGGACGCCCCGGTCCTCGGAATCATATTCAATTCCGTCCTGCTAAAATGAAAATAATATATGTAAATGTAAACGATGCAATTGGTTGTACTGATGCTGCTGCTGGCGCTTATTGCCGCGGTCTCATTCATTGTTATGAACAAGCGGAAAGAAAAGTACACCAGTGGCGTCGCCCTAGGCCCTCTACTGCGTTCCCCCAACTCGGAAACGCACGATGTCCTGGAGTGGTCCCTCGGAGGATTTGGCGGTTCGCCTCGTGCCACTTGCTGATACAAATACTCACCATTTACATCATTCATTCATTTCTTTAACGGGAATTTTTCGTCTCTGTATTTTCTAATAAACGACTCGTCTTCGTTCGCCCTGGCTGCATACAATGGGTTGGATTTCTTGAAGTATATACTCAGGACGTTTATTCTCGCGATGAGTTGGTTGAGCCCCTTTCTGGTTTTTCTGTCCGCAAATGCTTTCTTCAGCGCCGCACGTCTCGCGGGCCGTGTGTCAGAAATGTGATAGCCATACTTTTCGAGTGATCCTTCCTTGGATAGCTCTATCTTGACGGGCGCCATTCTACTCCATTGGTATATTTTTCTAAAACGAAGCAGAACGGTTTCGTCGATATATATTTATATCGACATTTGGATAAAACTTCGAACAACAAGCTTTTGATGTTCGAAACGTGTTTGGCGGATGCCTACCGCGTGTATTTAATACCATCGGAGCGGCCGAACTGGCGAGAGTTGACACCAATAGTGGTCTGCCACACAATGGGGGGGTCTGGATACTTCTCGCTCTGAAATTTATCGAAGTTCCATACGTTGTAGAAGGCGCCAGGGGCCCTCGTGTACTCCTGGTTTAGCTTGGTTCCTGCGAGCGTGTTCGTGAACGTCTTGCTCTTGGCGTACGCCGTGCGCGTGTACTTTTCAACGTCGTATTCCCTGAGGTCCCCTATGTCGCTCAGTCGTGGCGCGCCGCACACGCACGTGTTAGGGACGACTTTTTCCCTAGGGAGAATCTCTACGGAGGGCTCGCCTCCCTCGAACTTGTTCATCGGAATGCCCCCGGCGCCGCCAGGGATCATCCTGAGCTTGGCAGCTCTTATATTATACGCTGCGGATAGTCTCGTATCCATATATATATGTGTATATATATTTTTATCGCATATTAACTTTCGCTGTAAGCAAGTGTCTGCCGAGTGTCTTTGCCCGCAATGAAAGAATTCGTCGCGGCAGCAAGGGGGACGTCAATATACGACCAGGTGAAAGGTATCGGGCTCACGTCATTTATGAAAGTCCGGGACCTAGCCCCCCTCAGGGACGACTCGAAGCCGCGTAGTAGTTCGTTGGACACGGGCATGTTGTAGAACTCTCCGTCGCCTCTCGCCAGCAGGGGCGACGTCCCCCATAGCTCTGTCTGAACGTCGGCAAAGCCTCCCTCGGATCTCCTGCAAGCACGAGTAGTCTTTTGGACCACGACGTCTCCGTACAGCCGGGCTGCCTCGGTGCTGAGACCCATCTGCATCAGACCCCAGATGGCCTGGTTGCGGGCATCCGTGGGCTGAGTTTCGGTAACAGTGTACTTGTACTGATAGGTAGAAAAGGGGTTGTCTACCAGCGGAATCTTGTTAAACAGCACGCGGCATTTATCGCAGGATGCTCCCAGACCCTTGCTCTTCTTGCACTCCTCGCAGCCATTGTTTTTCTGGATTGACACAGGCATCTCTTTATCTTACAGAATATAATATTTTTAGAATTATATAAACATGCATCTCACTATTTTCCACGCCATAATACCAGTTCTTCTCGCGGTAATCGCCATCTTGTGGTTCAGAAACACCAACGTTGTCAAGACCACTACGGGCAAGTGCGACTGTTCCGATGCCATAGAAGAGGGCTACGACATGGGGTACATTGATGGGTTCAACCTGACCTCCGTAGAAACGCCCGACGAAACTATGATGGGTACGAAGGAGACTTTCTACGACTATGAAAATGATGACGGCGACGGGCGCGGAAAGAAGTATCAACAGAGGACGGGAAGCAAGTTCGTGAGCCCCGTGGGAGGCCAGTGTCCGAGGTACACCACGATGGTAAAGTCTGGGAAGTGGAAAGGGAAGTGCCAGCGTTCCATGGAATGGTACAAGGTGTACCGCGGTCAGTCTAGCGATGGCAAGTTGTTCACTTGTCAAGGCGGACGCGTAGCGAGCAAAGACGGCAAAAGCTGTGTATGCGACGCGTCGGGAGGCAAAGTGTGGAACGGCTCCAAGTGCGTTTGTGACAAATCAAAGGGACTGAAATGGGACAGCAAGACCAGAAGATGCCGCGACGAAAAATCCGGTAAATCTGCGTTTTCTAAATCCAAGAAACCTGAAAACAAGAAACCTGAAAACAAGAAACCTGAATCTAAGCCCGCCACCACCTTAGGGTGTGTGTATTCCCCAAGGGTAGCCACTCCTAAGGGGTGGGTGTGCCCAGATGGCATGATAGACACCGGTCTCAACTGGGGCGACATTGACGGCGGAACCAAGCAGTGCAGAACTCCTGCGTGCCCTCAGCCGTTGAAGAAGCCGCTTCCGTCTGGTCAAGATATGAGCGGCAGAACTGAGAAGTCGAGGTGGGAGGCAAAGGTTCTTAGCAAAGATATCTCTCGGAATAGGTATGCGTGAAATCATCGCGTTCGAGAAGCAGTGAAGAAGACATCGGTGTAAAAAATATATATGTTTTGAGTATATGTCTCTTACATTTGTCGCTGTGAGTCTCGCGACCCTCGGCGCGTTGGTGTACAAGAACCACTCCGCCACAAGAACCGTGGTGTCGCCGGTCAACGGGAAGAGCTACATAGTGATAGACACGGGAGATTACCAGGGGGCCGCCGACATGCTTGCGCGCCTCGAGGACGCCTCTAGAGAGTTCATAGACGCCGCGATTGCCGCGTATCCTAAAGACTCGAACATGAAGCGCGTGAAAAAATACTGGACCGGGACGCTGTCTGAAATACCGCAGAGCGATACGATAGCGTACACCATAGAAAAGCGGGACCTGTACATGTGCGTGAGGGGGTCTACGGGGGATGTCCAAAACTTTGAGGACCTCTTGTTCGTGCTGCTTCACGAACTGTCCCACATAATGAACCCCAGCTTTGGCCACGACGACGCTTTTTGGAACCGGTTCAAGAGGACGCTAGAGATTGCCAACCAGCTCGGGTACCTTCCATACAAAGACTATGACGACTATTCGGTGACCGTCTGCGGAAAGACCATCACGTCTAACCCAATGACATGCGTTGCCAGGGGGGCGTGCTCCAGCTCCATAGGGCCGCTACGGCCCGCTTGAACGCATATGCAACGAACGACAGAAACGTCGATATAAAATAATATCGACGTTTTCGCAAATCTATATGGTAGCATAATTCTCCGTGGCATGGAGACTATCAAAGTTAACTCGGTCCGTCAGTTCACGACCGGCATTGCTTCTGGTCGGAAGTATGCGATTGCCAAGTTTTACAAGAATGGATGCAAGCCGTGTGGAACACTCCAGGAGAAGTACATGAAGCATCGCGGGAATCTTTCGATCGACGTGTATGAAATCGAGCACGTGAATAACAAGGTGATCAGCCGTCAGTTCAACGTCCGCGTTCTCCCCACGGCTATTCTATTCGAGAATGGAGAACCGGTGTCCCGCATGGATGGTCTCAAAGAAGCAGACGAATTCTTTGAGAATGTCGATAATCTTAACTTTGTCGTGTAAAAATACTTAATCACGAGACGCAAAGCGGGGTAAGAAGAAAGAAATTGTCAGTTTATATATTGACACATCAAATATATACTTGGTTGTTTCTACCATATCTGTAGAAATCTTGCTAGAAAAGATATATTCAATATGCCAAGTATCGTATACTTTGTGCTTGACAACATAATGTATTGGGAGGCGTTTAGATGGGAACGATACAATCTTGGTCATATTTATCTTCAACTTTTCCCCAACAATAAAATGTATGTAGGACAAACCGTTAATTATGATATCCGTGTTTATTCATATAAAAACAATAAAGGAAGCAATAAACATCATACGAATGCTATCAAACACCATGGTTGGAAAAATGTGAAAATGGTCCGAACTGTATGCCCTTGGTATCTGCTAGATACTGTAGAAATGTTTCTCATAGAATATTTTGATTCCACAGATCCGTCAAGGGGATACAACAAAACTACGGGTGGAAGAAAATTCTGGAAGTTTTCTAATGCTCAGCGTGCCTATTTATCTCAGGCTCAGAAGCTTTCCTTTGTTAAAGATCCTGAAAGAGCACAAAGACATTCTGCTAATATGCAAGGAACAAATAATCCTTGTTATGGAAAATTTGGAGCCGAACATCCAGCATATGGCCTAGTTCATCAAAGAACTCCGGAACAAAATGAAAAATTATCCGGAGAATATCACTGGACAAAGCGCATCATTGATGCACACCCATGTGCAGGTGATAATCATTGGACCAAGAAATTAAAACCCGGTGAGCATCCTAGATTTGGAAAGAAACAAACTCCTGAAGAAATAGAAAAGAAATCCGGAGACAATCACTGGACCAAGAAAATAAACCCAAGTGATAACCCTAACATTGGTAAGAAGAAGACTCCAGAACAATTAGAAAAGATTACTGGAAATAATCACTGGGCAAAGAAACTGAAGCCAGGTGAATATCCTAACACGGGTAGGAAATGGACGGAAGAACAAAAGACAAGTGTGTCTGGGTCTAATCATCATAATTTTGGTAAGTCAGGTGTTCTTCATCACAATTCCAAGCCTATTTGTGTTCTGGGTAAAGTGTATCCTGCTGTGATGGAGGCGGGCAGAGCACTGCACGATGAATACGCTCCAAACAACAAAGGGAAGAAAGGAGTGTTTATCTTAAAATGGCCTAAAAGTCCAAAACATAAACACTATACTTTTTACATCTCTAAAGAATTTTACGAGTATGCTTTAGAACATAATTTGAGTAATATAACATGCGAACAATATGAAGACTGGTTGAAAACAATGTAATTAATCACGAGACGCAAAGCGGGGCTCGCATAGCGCTGGATTGGATTTGCAGGTGTCTTTCCGACCATAAAGGAACTCAGCAAAGGCAATGGTATCGGGGGCACTGGTCGTCACGGGCATTGTGTAAAACTGACGTGCGCTGGACTCTTTTTCGTAGACGTCGTCCAGGTTTCTGAACAGTCCCTTATTAAAGTTTTTGCGCATTTCGTTGGCAACGCCCGGGTCGTCGTAGCTGCAAGCCGGGGGGCGGCCTTCCTCTCCG